ACAAAACGATGTTGCGCTACCCTGGAGGTAAGTCCCGTGCTTGCACTAAGATGGCTCCATACTTTCCAGACCTGAGGGATTACGATGAGTTTCGTGAACCATTCCTTGGTGGTGGAAGTGTTGCGATATATGTAGCAAAAAAGTATCCGGACTTAAATATATGGGTAAATGATCTTTATGAACCTCTTGTAAACTTCTGGCAACAATTGCAGATGTTTGGTGTAGAATTAAAAGATCAGTTATCAGAATTAAAATCTAAACACAATGATCCCAATTCAGCAAGAATACTTTTCACTAGTTCTAAGGAACGCATTAATAGCAATGATTGTTCATCCTTTGATCGTGCTGTGGCTTTTTATATTGTTAATAAGTGCAGTTTTAGTGGTCTTACAGAAAGCTCTAGTTTTTCATCTCAAGCTTCCGTTAGCAATTTTTCACTTAGGGGAATTGAGAAGTTACCTGGGTATCAAGAAATCATATCGAATTGGAACATAAACAATTATTCTTATGAATATTTGATGGAGACTAATAATGATAGAAATATTTTTATGTATCTTGACCCTCCTTATGACATTAAAGATAACCTCTATGGACGTAAAGGATCCATGCACAAAGGATTTGATCACGATAGGTTTGCTAGTGACTGCGACAAGTATTCTATACCTATGATGGTTAGTTACAATTCCGATCAGTTAGTTAGGGATAGGTTTAAAGATTGGAAAGCTGCTGAGTTTGATTTAACATATACTATGCGCTCTGTGGGTGAGTATATGAGAGATCAAAAGAGTAGAAAGGAACTATTACTTATGAATTATTCGTTATGAAACAAACAGTACGTCAAAAATTAGATACCCTACGGTGTCGAGAAAATAAGTTTCCAAACATTGTTTTCTATTCATATAAGGTCAGTCCTCATGAACATATTAATACTCATGAGATGAGGCGTTTTGACCACAGTATCAAATCTTTAAGGGAGTTTAATAATGAAATACCTGTTTATTTGTTTTGTGATAATCCTTCTCTTGTTCCCCTTTATTTCAGTACTGAATATAATGTAAGGGTTACACCTTTTGTAGAAGGATTTAATCATAACCATTTGTTTATTCATCGATGGTGTAATCTTAAATTTTTTGAAGAAGATTATAATATTCTCTATGTGGATTCAGATGTCATCTTTAATGATGATGTTCAATATGTCTTTGATACTTATTGCACTTGCCAGGTATATGGTAGAGAGGAGATGGGATTTCGTCATGATCCCAATACGGGAGGAGGAAGAAATATAAGAGAACAGTTGGATATGGTTGACCTAGGGATATATGATTTGGGTGGTATTGCTCCCATGTATAAATTCTGCATGGGAGTTCTGTTACTCAATGATAGTGTTCATAAAATGATTGCTCAATCATTGGATGATATGATTGATTTGATGGATAAGGTGACAACTAATAAAGTCTTTGTTCCTATGCCAAATCGACGTATATTGGATGAATATGTTATGTGGGTTATATTGAGTCGTATAGGTGCTGTGGGGGGGTTATTCGCCGTTCAGGACGTCACTCATGGGTGGATAGAACAGAAGCATCAGGAGTATTTTAATCCAGTTATTTGTCATTATACAACAAAGAGAGAACAAGAATTTGCTAAATCAGATCCTAAGTATAATAATCTAATTAGAAATACGGAGGATTTAATGCAGGAGATTGATCCTTATTCAAAGATAGAAGCAAATACAATTGACCATTTAACTCCAGAGATGGTTGAGGCATTAGCAGAAGGAGAACCTATAATAGCATCCGATGTCTGGGCAGATTTAAATCCTGGATATGAGGATATGTATGGAGCTTAAAGATTGGCTAAATTCTATTAACTTTACTAAGGAAGATCTCTCTGAAGACATAAGAGATTATCCTCCTTATATTGTTAATCGTTGTCTATCCGGACATCTTGATTGCATTATGTTTGCCAATGAAATGAACAAGTATCCTAACCTTGATAAGGATATGCAGTATTCATTTTATCTAAATACTCTTAGAAAAAGGAAGAGATTTTCTCCCTGGCTCCGAAAGGAAAAAGTCACGGATCTCCAAAGTGTCAAACAATACTATGGTTATAGTAACGACAAGGCTTCGCAAGCACTGAAAATTTTATCAAAGCAACAACTGGATTACATTAAACAACGACTTGACACTGGAGGAATAAAATGACTAGTTCTACTGTAGAACCTACTGTACAGTGGTCTCAAGACCAAATGGTAGAGGTGACACTAAATGAACCAGATGATTTTTTAAAAGTCCGTGAGACGCTAACAAGAATTGGTGTAGCATCAAGAAAGGAAAAGAAACTATATCAGTCATGCCATATACTGCATAAGCAGGGTAGATATTTTATTGTGCATTTTAAAGAATTATTTGCGTTGGATGGAAAACATGCTAATCTCACAGTTAATGATGTACAACGACGCAACCGCATTGCTCGCTTACTTGCTGATTGGGGACTTATTTCAATAGTAAAGGAAGATGATGTCTCCGATATTGCACCCTTAAATCAGATTAAAGTGTTAGCATATAAGGATAAAGGTGACTGGATACTGGAACAGAAGTATAATATAGGAAAGAAAGGTAAAGTACAGGAAGAGTAATGATTAACTTTATTACTTCTCTATACAGTTACACTATTGTGTGCTATTGTTTTCGTATTGCTTTGGGTATTTGATGGAGATTAACACTTTATTATTGATTCTCTTAGTGATCGTCAATTATACTAATTTCTTTCTGACTCATGGGAGACCATGGCGTCGTAACTTTCGTGTGAAAAAATTTCTTAAATGAATAATCTTTATAATGGAATAAAGGAACGTCTTTTCTATACATTAGGGAAGCGACCAGAGATTGCTAGTGCTCATGACATCTACATGGCATTATGCTATGCGGTGAGGGATCAGATGATGACATATCATCTTGGTCCAGAAGTGTGTAACAATGATAAGGAAGTTGCATATCTCTCGGCAGAATTTTTAATAGGACCACAACTTGGCAATAATCTTCTTAATCTAGGACTTCAGAAAGAAGCACAGGAAGCATTGTCTGAGTATGATTTAACCCTAGAACAGGTGCTTGATTTAGCAGAGGAACCTGGATTAGGTAATGGTGGTTTAGGTCGTCTTGCAGCGTGTTATATGGAGTCTCTGGCGACTCTGAAGGTCCCTGCTACTGGTTATGGTATAAGATATAAGTTTGGGATGTTTAAGCAAGTTATAAGAGATAATGTTCAAATAGAAGTTACGGATAACTGGTTACATGGTTCATGGCCATGGGAGATTGCTCAACCAGATGAGTCTGTTCTTGTAGGTTTTGGTGGAAGAGTAGAGAATTATATTTCAGATAGAGAAAATTATAGAGTTCGTTGGGTTCCTGGTGAAACAGTAGTTGCTGTTCCTTATGATGTAATGCAGTTAGGGTATAGAGTTAATTGTTGTAACCGATTGAGACTATGGAGAGCAGATGCAACTGAGATATTTGATTTTTATGCTTTTAATATAGGTGACTATATGGGATCTGTTGAACAGGGAGTACAGTCTGAGACTATCTCTAAGGTTCTTTATCCTAATGATGGCACAGATGATGGTAAGATATTAAGATTAAAGCAGCAGTTTTTCTTTGTTAGTGCTTCTCTTCATGATATGGTACGTAACTTGGAGAAGTGTAATGTACCTTTAGAAGAGTTTCCAAATAGGTATCAAGTTCAACTTAATGATACTCATCCTGCTGTGGCAGTTGCAGAGATGATGAGAATTCTTGTGGATCTCAAACATTTTGAATGGGAACCAGCATGGGAGATAACAACTAAGTCTATTGCATATACTAATCATACGTTGCTTCCAGAGGCATTGGAGAAGTGGGATCTAAGACTCTTTAAGAATCTATTACCAAGGCATATGGAGATTATCTATGAGATTAATCGTAGATTCTTACAGGTAGTAAGACTTCATTATCCTGGTGATGATTCGTTGTTAGAGAAGATGTCTATCATTGATGAGAGAGGTAATAAGTCAGTACGTATGGCAAACCTTGCAACCATAGGTTCGCATCATGTTAATGGTGTAGCAGCACTTCATTCTGAGTTGGTTAAGACTCAGTTAATGCCAGAGTTTAATGATCTATGGCCACATAAGTTTACGAATGTAACTAATGGTGTTACTCCTAGAAGATGGGTTGCTACATCTAATCCAGGTTTGGTTGAGGTACTTGATGAGTATGCTGGTCCTGAGTGGATTACCAATGGTGAGGTTCTGAGGAATTTAGAGAATCATATAGATGATGAAGGACTGATAGAAAAGTTTGCAACATGTAAGGTTATTGGTAAACATAATCTTGCTAATTATATTCATGAGGAGCTTGGTATCTCCGTTGATCCTTCCAGTATATTTGATGTCCAGGTTAAAAGGATACATGAATATAAGAGACAACATCTCCTTGCATTGTGGGTAATCACTCAGTATCTTCGTATTAAGAATGGGCATGATGTAGTACCAAGAACTATAATTTTTGGTGGTAAAGCAGCACCGGGATATTATTTTGCAAAATTGATAGTTTCTTTTATATGTCATATAGCAGATGTTGTTAATACGGATCCTGATATGGATGGTAAGTTACGTGTAGTATTCTTACCAAACTATAGTGTGAAGTTAGGAGAGAAAGTATATCCTGCTGCTGATTTATCAGAACAGATTTCTACTGCTGGTAAAGAAGCATCAGGTACAGGGAACATGAAGTTCCAAATGAATGGGGCATTAACTATTGGTACATTAGATGGTGCTAATGTAGAGATTAGAGATCTTGTAGGAGAGGATAACTTCTTCCTCTTTGGTAATGATGAGAAAGGGATAGCAGATTTGTGGGCAAATGGATATGATCCTAAGAGTCATATGAGTGATGAACTTTGGGAGGCAGTAAACCTTGTTAAGGGAGGACATTTTAGTAATGGTAATAAGGATATTTTCCAACCACTTGTAGATAATCTATTAAATCATGATCCTTTCTGTGTCTTTGCTGACTTCTCTGATTACTGTGATGCTCAGGATAGGGTTAGTAATGAATGGAAGAACTGGAAAAGTTGGCAACGTATGTCCTTGATGAATGTTGCGCGGTCAGGGTTCTTCTCCTCTGATAGATCAATACGTGACTATTGTAAAGGTATATGGGGAATACCCGAACCTGGTAAATCGAGTTATGTGCTATAAATAGGTATGGATGCCTTCGGGGTCCACACAACACAAACTCGCTTAAAAGGAGCTAATAACCATGAACACTTTAGCAAGGTATCATGCTGCCAATCTTCCAGAACTCTTTGAGAAGATAAGTAAGAACAGCATAGGAATGGATGATTACCTGGATCGTTTCTTTAATATGGATACGACTTCCAATTATCCACCATATAATATTGTACAAATAAACAATGTCGAATCGAGACTCGAAATCGCGCTCGCGGGATTCAAGAAAAAAGAAGTTAAAGTCTACACAGAGTTTGGAAAACTATATGTGGAAGGCAAAAAGGAAAAATCGAAAGTTAATGGAGAATTTATCCACCAAGGATTGGCCCAGCGGTCGTTCACTAGGGTCTGGACAATCTCAGATGATACTGAAGTCCGAGGAGTGGAATTCACCGACGGTCTCTTGTTGGTACAACTGGGAAAAATAATTCCAGATCACCACGCTCGTAAAGAGTATCTCTAAATAATATGTTCGAGATAGATTAAGAGGGTATTGACTACCCTCTTTTTTATGCTATAATCATAGAAGGTAAAAACCAAAAATGACTGTTAAACTATCTTTATTAAAATCAGGAGAAGATGTCATTGCGGATATTGAAGAAATGATCCTCGATGAAAAAGTTGTAGGATACTTCTTTAATGATCCCTGCGTGGTTAAATTGCTGGCAAAAGATACTGGTAATACAGGAAAAACACCTTGTCAATTGCAATTAACTCCATGGTTACCACTTACAAGGGATAAGAAGATTCCAGTCGCACCCGATTGGGTTATAACTATTGTGGAGCCTATGCCTCAATTAAAGAAAATGTATGAAGACGGAGTTTTAAAAGATGGCGGACAAGACAATCAAAGTCATATCCCTGACGACGACACAACAATTGATGATTAGTGAGCTTGTAGAAGTTGCTGCAGTTGATATTGGCCAGCCCGATTGTAAATTGGTTAATCCTTTCTGTATTAATACAGAGGGGGGTCAGATTACTTTAGAACCATGGCTACTTGATATTACAAGAGACGATACATTTATGATGAGTTCTGATAAGATACTAACGTTGTGTGAACCAACACCCACCCTACTTGAAAAATACTTAGACATTACTAAAGAATGAGATTTTACACCAATGTTCAACTAATCGGGAATCAATTCCTGGTAAGAGGGGTTGAGAATGGTAAAAGATATGAGCATAGGGATGAATTTTTCCCTACATTATTTGTTAAATCTAAAGCAAAGGCTAAATATAAAACGTTGAGTGGAGAATCAGTTGAACCAATTCATCCAGGAACGGTTAGAGATTGCAGGGAGTTTTATAAGAAATACGAGGATGTGGAGGGATTCGAGATATATGGTCACGATCGTTACATCTACCAATACATATCAGAGAAATATCCTGAGGATGAAATCAAGTTTGACATCAGTAAGATTAAACTTGTTACTCTGGATATTGAAGTTGCGTCTGAGCAAGGGTTCCCTGATGTTGAATCGTGCGAGGAAGAGATCCTTGCTATTAGTATTCAGGACTATACAACGAAGCAGATCATCACTTGGGGAGTTAGGCCATTTCAGAACAATCGTAAGGACGTAATATATCATCACTGTCCGAGTGAGTATGACCTTTTAAATCATTTCATTGGTCATTGGATGCAGGATGTTCCAGATGTGATTACTGGATGGAACATTCAACTATATGATATACCTTATATCTGTAAGCGTCTTAGACGGGTGCTTGGTGAGAAGTTAATGAAGCGTATGTCCCCTTGGGGATTGTGTAGTGAAGGTGAGATACATTTGATGGGACGTAAGCATACTACCTTTGATGTGGGTGGTGTATGTCAGTTAGATTATCTAGACCTTTATAAGAAGTTTACATATAAGGCACAAGAATCATATCGATTAGATTATATTGCAAGTGTTGAACTGGGACAGAAGAAGTTAGACCACAGTGAGTTTGATACGTTTAAGGATTTCTACACAAAGGGTTGGCAGAAGTTTATTGAGTATAATATAATTGACGTTGAACTTGTTGACCGTTTGGAAGACAAGATGAAACTGATTGAACTTGCATTGACTATGGCATATGATGCTAAGGTCAACTATAATGATGTGTTCTATCAGGTACGGATGTGGGATAACATCATATATAATTATCTTAAAAAGAGAAACATTGTTATTCCGCCCAAGAACAAATCACAGAAAAATGAAAAATACGCGGGGGCATATGTCAAAGAACCGAAACCGGGAAAGTATGATTGGGTTGTGTCTTTTGACCTTAATTCTCTCTACCCTCATCTTATTATGCAGTACAACATCTCCCCGGAGACCCTCAGGGAAGCTAGATGTCCCGGCGCAAGCGTTGAGAGGTTTTTAAAGAAAGAGACTGAGATTGGTAGTGAGTATGCTACTTGCGCCAATGGAGCGCAATACAGGAAGGATGTGCGTGGATTCCTTCCAGAGTTGATGGATAAGATGTATGGGGATAGAGTAATCTTTAAGAAGAGGATGATTGATGCGAAGAAAGCATATGAGAAGGCACCCTCGGTTGCTCTTACAAAAGAGATTGCCAGGTGTAACAACATCCAAATGGCAAAGAAGATTTCTCTTAACAGTGCTTATGGTGCTATCGGCAATCAGTACTTTAGGTATTATAAATTAGCAAATGCTGAGGCTATTACTCTGTCTGGACAAGTATCCATTCGCTGGATAGAGAATAAGATGAATCAAAAGATTAATAAAATTTTAAAAACTGAGGGTGTTGATTATGTTATTGCTTCTGATACCGATTCCATTTATCTTAACTTGGGTCCTCTGGTCGAAACTGTATACGAGGGGAGAGAGAAAACTAATGAGGGCGTTGTCACGTTCCTTAATAAGGTCTGTGAAATGGAATTCGAGCCTTTTATTGAAAGTTCTTACCAAGAACTGGCATCCTACGTAAATGCATATGACCAGAAGATGGTTATGGCAAGAGAGAATATTGCTGATAGGGGTATATGGACTGCGAAGAAGCGATATATTCTTAATGTGTGGGACAGTGAAGGAGTTAGGTATGAAGAACCTAAACTTAAAATGATGGGCATAGAGGCGGTTAAATCGTCCACTCCGGCTCCGTGTAGGGCAATGATTAAGGATGCTCTTAAGTTGATGATGAATGGCACAGAAGATGAGGTGATTGATTTTATTGAGGAGTCACGTAAGAAATTTAAGACCCTTCCTCCAGAAGAAATATCGTTTCCACGTTCAGCATCGGATGTTGTTAAGTATCAAGCACATTCTACAATATATTCGAAAGGAACTCCTATACATATACGGGGTGCATTGTTGTTCAACCATTATGTTAAAAAACATAAGTTGGATAATAAGTATTCGCTGATTCAAAATGGCGAAAAGATCAAGTTCTGTTACTTGAAGAAACCAAATATTATTCACGAGAATATTATTTCTTTCATTCAAGATTTTCCGCATGAGATTGGTCTTGACCAGTATATTGATTACGACTTACAATTTAATAAAGCCTTCTTAGAACCACTCAAAACTATCTTAGATGCTATTGGGTGGAATGTTGAGAAAACTGTAAACCTAGAAATGTTTTTTTCCTAAATGGACTTACCTATTAACGACAAAGATTTATCAACTATCGTAAGTGCTCTTGCACTAGGAGGGGATGCTAGACTTTATCATTTATTAAAGGAAGTAAAAAACGTAAGAGATGAGAATCCAGGTGGACCTTATAAAAGTATTTTACGTGAACAGGGGATTAGTATTTAATGGTGAGACGTTATATTGGTCCTACAAAAATACAAGTTCCTATTGTAACTATTCCGGACTTTTATAATCCTAATTTTATACAAAAGAGGAGATTGAAAAGGATCATAGATGATAATTATGAACAATATTTTCCTTGGCAGGGTAAATCTTCAAATATGAATGTTCCTATGATATCAGAACCTACGATTTTCTCTGAATTATATAATAAATTCTTGGATATTAGTCGAGAGATGTTTGGTAAGTTTACCTTATCGGATAGGAATCTATCAACATGTTGGGTTTATAGAGGAAACAAAATTGATAGGGGTAA